ATAATCAGGCAGCTGCTCCATTTCATACTCAGAAGCCCATGGAATAATATCAGAAGACAAACGATAGAAATAAATGTTGTTTTCAAGATTCCATTCCAGAATCCTGTACAAATCTCGCACATTCTGTAGCGCTAGTTCAGATGCGTAGGCAATTCCTCGCTCATTAAACGTGCGCTTGATCATCGTTCTGTTAGTGGTGATTCGCTTCGACTTAGGGCGTTCAGAAAAGCCCTTGTTGATGCATGCATATCCATAGTTTCTCATAGTTTGTAACTCCCCGCTACTTGGTTATTGATTGTATAAACTACACGCTTGATGCCGACGTGTTTCATAGCAGCATAACACATGTGACACGGCTTTGACAAGCGATAATCTCCGTTTTTTCCTACTCTCGCAACATATACAGTTGCTCCCTCGGTAATCTTACGCTCCATTCCAAGGATCACGCCAAGTTCTGCGTGAAGAGTGGGGCTACCCATGTTGGGATCCCTAAAGCGCTGCCCAAATGAACAAAAAGCATTTTTATTGAACGAGACATTAACGGCATTCGAACCACGCACCAAAACAGCGCCGTGGCGATAATCGGGAGAATCCGACTGCTGTGCAACCTTCGCAGCTAGCTCGATGAACCTTTTGATTCGGCCACCATACTTATGTTCCTTTACGTAACCACCGCACTTGTACTCTTTACAAAATAAAGACAAGAACCCTCCTTCATGATTATATCTTATTATAACCAATCCGGAGGGCGAAGTCAACTACTTTTTAATAAAGATTATTCTTTCACAGGAACCGTCAAGTCTTCTGGGTCAGCGTAAAATGCGTCGGCACTTCCTTCTCGCTTATCAAATTTCTGAACAATTTCCTCGTCCATTAGACGCACGACCCTGCTCTTAAATTCACTATCGGTCGTAATTAATTCTGTCCACTTAGACGGCTGAAACTTTTTAACGTACCCGTCGGGCGTAGAAAGAGTGTACCACGCTCCTGCGGAGGTTAAACTATCAGATCCCTTGATTGCATCAAACCAGCTTTCTTCATCGCGAATTCCGATCTCATCGGTGCCCCAAAGAATACGGAATGCACATGAGCGACCTTGCGTACCGAAACGAGACTTTTCAAGCTTGACCTTTACCTCAGAACCAATTCGGAAGCCCCTATCGTCCTCAATAAATGAGGACTTTGCCTTGCGGCCAGTCAACCAAATCCGCAACGAATATGCATAGTGCATGGCTTTGCCGCCCGGTGTAATATACGGAGTGGTCATCGCCACAATACGCGCCGTCGGTCCTTGCGGAATATTCGTCTTCAATTGATTGAGAACAATAAACGTAGCTTGCTTATCCGCCAGCGGAATAGTCAACTTCGACATTCCTTTAGCCAAGATACGTGCCTTAACTGCCATTGAAGACTGAGGATTAAAATCACCTTCGACATCTGAAATAGATGGCGTGAACGCCAATGAATCCCAAATAAACACCAACTGATCTGATGCGGCCCCAAGCAATTCTTCAATAGTCTCAAGAACAAACTCAACAGATGATGCCTGAACGTACATTAAGCGCTCTAAATCGCACCCTGAGCGCTCCAAGAAGCTTGGATCGATAGCAGACTCGGAATCAAAATAGACGACCATCTTGCCCTGTTTCTGGGCGTTTGCGGCTATCTGTGCAGCCATATAAGACTTACCGGTCGCCTCAAGTCCTGCAATCTCAGTAACTTTGCCCACCGGAATGCCTGCCACTTGTCCCTTACAAATAATGGAATCAAGCCAGCGGGAGCCGGTAGGAATCCATTCTTTAACTGATGTCGGGTTATCACCAGTTAGATCGTGTGCGACATTTCTGCCGGCTTTCTTGTTGACAAGCGACATTAGATCTTGCATAGATACTCTGCCCGGCTTGGTTTTAGTTACTTTCTTTTTAGGCACGTGCCCTCCTTATTAAAATAAAAGCGGCAGACTTTTCACCGGTCTGCCAGCGGCTTTTATTTATTCACCGGTAGTGGTAGTTTCGTCACTAGTGGTAGTCTCAGTTTCGGTCGTGATATCAGAAACCTCTTCTGCTGATACTTCTTCGGCGGGGGCTTCATCGGTATCAAGCACTTCAGAAACCTCTTGTGGGTTGTATGTGCAAGTTCCGAATGCGGTTGCAACAACAAGCACGCCGCCAACAAAACTTACTTGGACCTTCCAACGGGCCCATAACGACTTCAATGATTCTAGCATAGTTTTCTCCTTTTATTACTAAAATGTGGCAGAGTATTTCGATCCCGCTCTGCCATCGGTCTCAGACGTGCCTAGTTACTTTAGCCACTCATTAGTTCATCAAATGCGCGGTCAACACTGCTCTTACCGTCGGCAGGACCGTACTTGGCTGTCACAGATGACCGGCTTTCTGCGGAGGAATCTCCGGAAAGCTGCTCATCCAAGATGGCATCGACTTGCTGTGTACTGAGACGTTCGAAAAGTCCGTCAAAGTCAGGCATGCGATCAAGGAGGACGGGGATCGCTTCTGCATCATTAAGCAAGGTGGATGTGTTTCGACGCATCTTTAGGCTTGTCTGTGGGTATGCACCGGGCTTATTAGGCTTGGTGTAAGTGAGAGTGATATCGGTACCCTCCTTGGTATCAGTGATATCGCCGTATTCGGGGTCGAGGATGTAGCCAAGCAACAGTTCGTATGCCTGCTTGCCATAGCCATATACCTTGATTCCCTCATCTTCTCGGCAACGTACAACTACTGGCGAGAAGTATCGAGTGCGAACAAAAAGTGACTTCGCCAGCTTCTTGCTTTCCTCGTCGTTGTGATCAACCCCCTCGCGCCATAGCTTGGAGGCGAATTCGCAAATTGGGCAGTCATCTCCGAAGTTACGCTTCGGACATAGGACGCCACCCTTGTGATCCCCCACATTATAGTGGAAGAACATTTCCTTTAGTGGATCACCGTCGTTAGTCGGGACGATCCGAATGTCGGTGTCACCCTCATCGGGCTTAAACCATACGGAGTTTTCAGTCTTAACGCCCTCTCCGCGAAGGGATGCGAGCTTACGTCGCATAAGTTCCATATCAATTGCCATGTTGTTTTCTCCTATTATTGGCTAAAGTATACTGAGCTTTCCTCAGCATCTAGTTTATAACACTTGAGTTAGCTTGTCAAGTGTATTTTTTTGTACTACGTTAGTATGGGCAACGCAGAACCCAAAGTCTTCATAAGGCGTTTCGTAAATTGCATATGACATCTTGCGAAACGCATTTTTTGGTTTTGATTTTAACATTTCTACTATCTTTTTGTGTAGACCACCTTCTTTCTCAAGTCTCTCTGTATTGATAGCTAAATAATAGCACAGTTCCCTCGGAGTGTCAAGCTCAAAAAACCATTTTTCTTCAAGATTTTTAACATTCAGCCCACAAATGGTTCGAATGCGATTAGTTGGGGCCGGCACAGAAACTTTACCAATCTCCGGTTCGGCGTGATTAAAATAATTTATATGGTGCATTGCTGAGAAAATATATTCATTTAGCTTTGCATAGTAAGTTTTGATTGGCAGATTTCCCAAATGCGACTCAAGGGCCATGTTTGAAACGATAGTCATTGAATTTAACAAACCAGAACGCGCATATTCTTGCAAAATGCCAAAAACAGCATTCTCGACCAACGCCGGGGTACCGGTCAGCATCTCAATGTCTGGCTTTACATAAACTAAGTCAATTTTTCTTTCTCTTATCTGCTCCAGAATACCCAAACAATAATTTGAACTCTGCGATGAGCCCACAACGAAAAATTGAACCTGATCGTCTAAGTTAGCAAAAAACTTTTTAACATCAGGAATGTTTTGCTCATATTCTTCCGGGTTTTTAAAACTCTTTAGCTTGAACTTTGATTTAGATGATTTTACAACCTTATCATTAAGTTGGTAAACGTTGTACGACTTTGTACTACGAAAATTCTCAACAATAGCCGAGGCTGCATTACCTAGTCCAACAATAGAGATCATAACTTAAGTTCGCTCAGGTTGTAGTAATCTTTGCCGGCTGTAACGTTAGCCAGCCAATCTTGCTCAAACATCTCTTTTATGTTGGTAATCATGTTGCGATCTTCGTCGTGATAGTCAATTACAATCTCATCATGAACAATATGGGAGATAAATGACTTTCGATTTTCCAACATTTTGTCGATAGCTACTGCTCTATCGAGTACTTTATCAGAAGTTGTGCTTTGGATCAAATAATTCAAGGCTTTTCTCTTGTCCACTTTGATTTTTCTGCCGTATGGAGTATTAATATAGCCGTTATCGTAATACTTGTCAAGTACTTTTTCTCGATCATAGATATTACTTGTAATTGCGTCAGATTCGGGATTATATAACCATGCGAAAAAGTCAATTTTGGCCAAATCGCGGCTTAGCGTCTCATCTTCAAAAACATTAATAATATTCCATGCATGAATGTCTTCTTTTGGCTGTTTGTGCCCACACAACTCAAGCAACATCCTAACTTCTGCCCCATTGTAGTCTAGGCTAACAAAAAGGTCATTTGTAG